CCCCCGTTCTGACACAGTCTCCGCAGCAGTTCGCGCGATGCAGAACGCGGCCCTTCCAGATATTGAACCTCCGAGTTTCGTGCGTCTGCGGGAGCAGGACCGGGATTTTTGGACGGTTATCATTCGTGCGCGCGCACGCGATGATTGGCAACAGCATGACTTGGTAGTTGCGGCGCAGTTGGCACGGTGTATGCGTGACATTGAAACCGAGTCAGAGAAGCTTGACATTGAGTCAACGGTTGTTGAGAACGCACGCGGAACCTTGGTTGCAAACCCGCGTGTTGCTGTGCTTGAGCAGCTGGCCCGTCGTGAGATGGCCCTGATGCGCTCCCTTCGAATGGGTGGCAAGGACGCTGGAAACGGCGAAGACCTTGTGGCCCAGCGCAAGAAAGAGCAGCAGGCGCGAGCAGTGCGAAGTTCTGTTGCCGGTGAGGCAGAGTCCGAGGAAGACGCGCTGCTAGCCTGATGGCAAAGAAGCTGACCCGTGGCGAGCGAGTGATCGCGTTTGCCGAAAAATACTGCCTGACGCCTGAGGGTAAACACGTAGGCAAGCCAATCAAGCTTGAGGAATTCCAGAAGCGTTTTATTCTGGAAATCTACGATAACCCGCACGGCACGCAGACCGCGTATCTCTCGATTTCGCGCAAGAACGGCAAGAGCGCGATTATCGCTGTGCTGCTTCTGGCGCACCTGTGCGGCCCAGAGGCTGTGCTGAACTCACAGATCGTGAGCGGGGCAAGATCAAAGGAGCAGGCTGCGCTTGTGTTCGATCTGGCTCGCAAGATGGTCGAGCTTTCGCCTGAGCTTTCTGCGCGCGTCAAGGTGCAGCCATCGGGTAAGCGTCTTATCGGGCTGTCAAAGAACGTGACGTTCAAAGCTTTGGCAGCTGAGGGTAAAACCGCTCACGGGTTATCACCTATCCTGGCAATCTTGGATGAGGTTGGTCAGGTATCCGGCCCCACTGACGATTTCGTTTCGGCCATCACCACCGCACAGGGCGCGTACGATAACCCGCTGCTGATCGCTATCAGCACGCAGGCACCGACTGACGCGGATATGTTCTCGGTGTGGCTGGACGCTCAGAAGAACGCCCCGGACCCGCGTGTGGTTTCGCATGTGTACTCAGCGCCTGAAGGATGCGAACTTGACGACCGCAAGGCTTGGTACGCGGCAAACCCGGCGCTGGGCATTTTCCGCTCGCTGGACGACGTGGAAAAGCAGGCTAAGCGCGCCATGACGATTCCGTCAGAAGAACCAGCGTTCAGAAATTTGATCCTGAACCAGCGCGTTGAGGCTTCAGCGCCTTTCGTGTCTCAATCGATTTGGGACGCCAACAAGGGCGACCCTGGGGAAATCAAGGGACGGAAGGTCTGGGCTGGACTGGACTTGTCCTCGGTGTCGGACCTTACCGCACTCGTCGCCGTGGACGAGACTGGCGGCGTGCATTCGCACTTCTGGTTGCCTGCTGTCGGCCTGCGCGAGAAGGCGAAGAAGGACCGAGTTCCGTACGACCTGTGGGAGAAGGAAGGTCTACTTCACACCACGCCTGGCGCAGCTATCGAGTACGAACATATCGCAAGATTCCTGCGCGGTTTCTTCGATTCGTGTGATGTGCAGGCGCTGGCATTTGACCGCGCGCTTATGAGGTTCCTGCGCCCGTGGCTTGAGAAGGAAGGTTTCTCCGAGGCTGAACTCGAAAAGTTCGTGGAGTATGGGCAGGGTACTCTTTCGATGACACCGGCTTTGCGTGAATTGGAAACCGGGCTGGTGAACAAGAAATTCCGGCATGGCGGGCACAAGGTCCTGACGATGTGCGCTCGCAATGCGAAGGTTGTTGGTGATTCAGGGGCGCGGAAATTTGATAAGAAGACTGCGCGCGGGAGGATCGATGGAATGGTGAGCTTCGCCATGGCTGCTGGTGTGATGCCGAATATTTCTCAGAAGAAGAACGACCCAACGATTTTGTTCCTGTAACAGAAATATTTGATATTCGCTGAGAAAACGTATACTCTCGCAGAAATATCGGAATACCGAAGATGAAAAACCGCGCTTATTCAATGCTGGAAGTGAAATCCGTTGATGAAGATCAGCGGATCATTACCGGCATGGCGACCACCCCGGAAACCGACCGAGTGGGCGATATCGTGGACCCGATGGGCGCTAAGTTTGCCCCGGAAATTCCTCTGCTTTGGCAGCACGAGCACGGCAAGCCTGTAGGCGTTGCGAAGTTTGGCAAGGCTACAAAAAAAGGAATCCCGTTCACAGCTGAACTTCCCAAGATCGATCAACCCGGGCCACTGAAAGACCTCGTTGATATGGCGTGGCAGTCGGTCAAGGCTCGGTTGGTCCGTGGTGTCTCGATTGGTTTCTCGGCGCTGAAATACTCGTTCATGGATGGCGGCGGTATTCAGTTTGATGAGACTGAAATCTATGAACTTTCACTGGTGACGATTCCGGCAAACGCATCGGCCACCATTCAAAGCATTAAGTCGATTGACGCAGAACAGCGGGCCGCGATTGGCCGCAAGCTGAACGGCGCAGTCCGTCTTAGTAAATCTCCCGGCGCTACGGGAATCCGTTTGAACACACATGCTGGCGCTGTGCGCCTTGTGAAATAACCCGTACTGGAGATTGAGATGAAGAAGACGATTGCTGAACAACTGGCCGCGCTGACGGCTACCCGCGTTGAGAAGGCCGCGCGCATGGAGGCCATCATGCAGGCCGCCACCGACGAAGGCCGCTCGACGGACGCCGCCGAATCGGAAGAGTTCGACACCCTGAGCGCTGAACTGAAGACGCTTGACGCTGACGTGGCGCGCCTGAAGACGCTGGAGACGATCCAGATTGCCAAGGCTACCCCGGTTGCCGGTGGCTCGACGGCTGAGGCGACTGCCGCCCGTGCTGGCGTGCAGGTGAAGAACACGGAAAAGCTTGAGCCTGGTATCGCCTTCGCTCGATACGCGATGTGCAAGCTGGCCGCCAAGGGCAATCCGCAGATGGCTCACCAGTTTGCCATGTCGCATTACGGGCACAACGAAGGCATCGTGAAGACGCTGGAGGCTGAAGCCAAGGGCGTGAACCTCGGCAACATCATGAAGGCCGTTGTCGAGGCTGGAACAACGCTGGACGCCACCTTTGCCGCGCCGCTGGTGGACTACCAGAACTTCACCGGAGATTTTGTCGAGTACCTCCGCCCGCGCACGATCATTGGCCAGTTCGGTCAAGGCAGCGTCCCGAGCCTGAATCGCATTCCGTTCAACGTGCGGATTGCTGGTCAAACGTCCGGCGGTTCCGCGTCGTGGGTTGGTGAGGGCGCGGGCAAGCCTCTCACTCAATTTGATTTCAACGCCACTGAGCTTCGTTGGAACAAAGTTGCCGCCATCGCCGTTCTGACGAACGAACTGATCCGCTTCAGCAACCCGAGCGCGGAGCGACTTGTGCGTGATGCGCTTGCTGGCGCGGTGATTGAGCGAATCGACACCGACTTCGTGCTGCCGTCGAAGGCCGCTGTTGCCAACGTGTCGCCCGCTTCGATCACCAACGGCGCAACTGCTATCGCATCGTCCGGCCCGACTGCGGACAACATCCGCACTGACGTTCAGCGCCTCTGGCAACCGTTCATCGCAGCTCGCAATACCCCGCGCAATGCTGTGTACTTGATGAACTCTTCGGTTGCCCTGGCTCTGTCGCTCATGCAGAACCCGCTCGGCCAATCGGAGTTCCCGGGCCTGACGATGAACGGCGGCACCTTCATGGGCGTCCCGGTGATTGTCTCGGATTACGTGCCGTACACGTCGGCGGGTTCCATCGTGATCCTGGCGAATGCCTCGGACATCTGGCTTGCTGACGATGGTCAGGTGACGATTGATGCTTCGCAAGAGGCTTCTCTCCAAATGGACAGCGCGCCGACGCAGAACAGCGGCACCGGTGTGGGAACTACTGTTGTTTCCATGTTCCAGACGAATTCTACGGCATTCCGTGCCGAAAGATATATTTCGTGGGCCCGCCGACGCGCTTCTGGTGTTGCGTACCTTACTGGTGTCAACTGGGGGGAATGAACGCAACAAATAATGGTTAGTGTGTGATACACTAGCCATTCAGCGCGCCTAGGATAGCTCCCGAAAACCAGCCCCTTCACTGGCTGGCGCGCTGTTCACCTGAAGGGATCTCATTGAAGGATGAGTAATGGCTGTCGTCATTTATGCCCTGCGCTGCCCAAAGTCGCAGGAAGTCCGATACGTTGGAAAGACGCAATCTACGCTAGAAGAGCGTCTGTGCGCTCACATCTCCAAGGCTCGGAATTTCGAACTGAATCACCACTGTTCGAACTGGATTCGAAAGCTGCTCGCCGAAGGCCTTAAGCCAACAATCGAGCTTGTGTTTGTGGTTCCGGTTGACGAAGAGTGGCAGTTCCACGAAAAGAGAATTATTGCCGAGTTCATTGGCAAATGTTGCCACCTAACAAACCAGACTGGAGGCGGAGGTGGCTTCTACAAAGCTGATCCAGATATCATTTCTCGCAGAAATGCAAAGAGGCTTGAGAACTGGAGCACACCGGAACAAAAGGAACGGCTGAGTAGGATTCAACTTGAGGTTAGTTCAAGGCCAGAGGTTCGCGAGCAACGAAGTAAATCGGTTGCCAGTGCATGGCAAGATCCAGTCAAGAGGCAAGCGTTCATCAATGGAATGAACACGCCAGAAGCGAAGGCGATTCGTTCTTTGGCAACTAAGCGGCGTTACGAAGGCAAGCCTCGCTCAGAAAAGTCGATCCTTCGCGATCAAAAGAAAGCCCAAGCTGCCATTAATCGAGCCGAGCGAGAGGCGATCAAGGCCAAAAAGTTAGCTGAAAAACTAGCACAGAAGGCGCTAGGCAGGCGGCGAGGGACGCCTGGTCAACTTGGCTGCTGGACTCCCGAACGAAGGCTTGCACAAGCCGATGCCCTAAATGCCCGCCGCGAGAAAATGGTATCCAGCCCAGAAGGACGAGAAAGACAAAAGGCAGCCATGCGAGAATATTGGGCGAACAAGAAAGCCGCGAAGGCTCTAGAATCCACAAAACAGGAGTAACCCAAATGTCAACACGAGCCATCTTCAAGTATTCCAAAGGCGGCGAACGCGAGATGTCCATTCGTGACGCCAAGATCCTGGAAAAACTCAAGCTTGGCACGTACATGACGCGCGATATGCGTGCGGGTGTTCCTGAGTTTCCTAATGCTAAGGTTGTGAAGCCTGAGCCGGTTGTTGATCTGGAACTTGATTCCGCTGGCGTTGCATGGAATGAGGAACTGCACGCAGAATCCCGCGCCAAGAACAAAGATGGCACTTGGCGTAAGCGGCCGGGTGGCTCGAAGGCCGAGTGATATCCGGGTGGCGATTTAATATCGCCATGGGTTAGACTACGGGAATAACGCGCGTCGGCCAGAATGAAACTAATCGAATACGCAGGGAAAGCATTTCGCACTCTGGTTGCCAAGGCCGGTATTGCTTCTCCCGTTGATAATCGCGGTGGCTGGTGGCCGTGGGTGCGCGAGCCGTACAGCGGCGCGTGGCAGAAAAACGACGAATGGCGTATTGATTCGGTTCTTGCTTATCCGACTGTTTATGCATGCGTCACGCAGATTGCAAACGACATCGGCAAGCTACGCCCTCGACTGATGGCGCTGAACAGTTCCGATGGAATCTGGACGGAGACAACAAGCCGTTCGTTTAGCCCGGTGCTGCGAGAACCGAACAGGTATCAGAACCACATTCAGTTTAAGCAGTGGTGGATGACATCTAAGCTTATCCACGGGAATACCTACGTTCTGAAGGAGCGTGATAACCGTGGGGTAGTCGTACGGGAGTACGTTTTAGATCCGTGCCGCGTACAGGTTCTTGTGACGACTGATGGTGAAGTTTTCTATCAGCTGAACGCGGACAACGTGAACGGACTTGAGCGCGAAATCACCGCGCCAGCTTCGGAAATTATTCACGACCGGATGAACTGCCTGTTTCATCCGCTGGTTGGTGTGTCACCGTTGTTCGCTGCTGGGCAGGCAGCATCGCTGGGTCTTAAGATCCAGAGCGATGCAACCATGTTCTTCAGTAACGGCGCGATGCCTGGCGGTGTTCTTGAGGCGCCCGGGACGATTTCTCCTGAAACGGCAACCAGACTGAAAGAAACTTGGTCCACGGGGTTCACTGGGGCCAATGCTGGCAAGGTCGCAATTCTTGGTGAGGGTCTGAAGTACACGCCGCTTCGGATGACGGCTGTTGACGCCCAGCAGGTCCAGCGGCAAGAGGCGCTTGATCGCTACATCTGTGCTGCATTCAAGGTGCCGCCTTACATCATCGGGCTGGCTACGCTGCCCGCAGGCATGAAGCCTGGCGACATCAAGCAAACATATTACGACGAGTGCCTGCATGTTCTTATCGAGGAATTCGAGGCGTGCCAGGATTCAGGGCTTGCGGTGCCGTCGCAATACGGCGTTGAGCTTGATACGGAGACGCTTCTGAGAATGGATCAGGCAACGCAGGTGGCAACGCTGGCGGCTGCGGTTGGTGGCGCTCTGATGGCTCCGAACGAGGGGCGTAAGCGGCTGAACCTCAAGCCGTTGACTGGCGGCGATACTGTGTACCTCCAGCAACAAAACTACAGCCTTGAAGCGCTGGACGAGCGTGACCGGTCTAGTCCGCTCATCGCGGCGCCAGCGCCAGCACCCGCCCTACCCGATCCAGAGCCCGAAGAAGAACCCGACGAAACCGAACGCGCACTTACGCTGCTGCGCGCTAAATCACTGGTGGCCGCATGAAACTGGACGTGACAAAGTTTATCGACGGGCTGCACAAGTGGCTTGGGGAGCAGTTTGCGCCAGTGCTTGCCAGGGTGAAGGCGCTTGAGGATCGGCCTGTGGTTGATGAATCGGCGATTGTGGATCGGGCGAGTAAGGCGCTTGATCCGCGATTCAAAGAGTTGTACGAACTCGCCGGGACGATTCAGACTTCGATCAAGGAAATTACGCTAACGCCGGGCCCAAAAGGCGAGCCGGGGGAATCTGTAAAGGGCGAGCCTGGGCGTGATGGAGCGCCTGGTGAACGCGGAGAGACTGGAGAAAAGGGCGATAAGGGTGACACCGGAGAGCCAGGAATTAAGGGCGATCCCGGCCCTGCTGGCGCTGATGGAAAGAGCGTTGACGAGGCCGCGATCACCGAACGCATTACTGCCGAGATTGAACGCCGGTACGAAGATCGGTTCAAGGCCCTGGCTGATGAGTTGCGCGCGAAGGCTATGCCTGGTAATGATGGCGCGGACGGTGCGCCAGGTGTCAATGGCACAGACGGCCGCGATGCCCTGCACCTAGAAATCCTGCCCGCTATCAACGCTGAGAAGTCCTACCCACGAAACACCTACGCAAAGCACTCTGGCGGGCTGTGGCGCTCGTTTGAGACGACGCACGGCATGAAGGGGTGGGAGTGCATCGTGAACGGCGTGGCGGGCGTTGAATACGAACCGAGCGAGGAAGATCCTCGCGTCCTTGGTGCTAAGACGCTGATGAGCGACGGCGCATCCAGTAGCGTTGTTATCCGCGTCCCGGCGATGATGTATCGCGGCGTGTACCGCGAGGGCGAAACCTACGAACACGGTGACACCGTGACTTGGGGCGGCTCGCTGTGGCATGCTGGCGCTGGCGTGGAAGGGAAGCCAGGCGAGCCTGGCGCGAAGGGCTGGACTCTGGCAGCAAAACGCGGTCGTGACGGCAAAGACGGTCGAGACGGTATCGATACAACTAAAGCAGTGAGCCTGAAATGATCGAACCATTGGTAACGTTGGACGAAGCGAATCTGCATCTTCGGCGTGATTCGTCGGACGACGATAGCGATGTGGAATTGAAGATCATGGCGGCCTCTGAGGCTGTTGCTGAGTACCTGCGCCCGTGGGGTTCGGTCTGGATTCAGGCTGAGGACAGCAATGGTTCTCCGCTTTGGGATTCTGCTGGCTACGAAATTCCGGCGACCGACAGCGCAGGCGAGAAAATTGGCGTGAAGAACACCGTGAAGCAAGCCGTTTTGTTGCTGCTTGGCGAGTTCTACAAGAGCCGCGAAGGTGAGTCTACCGGCCTTGAGTCTGTGTCCTCGTTTGGCACTCTGCCTCGCTCTGTGGTGATGCTGCTGTATCGCCTGCGTACCCCGGTGATCGCATGACAATCGATGCTGGCAAACTGCGCCATCGCGTGCAGATTCAGGAGCAAGTAGTCGTGCAAGACTCTGCGGGTGCCATCGTTGTTTCATGGCAGGATTTCGGTTCTGCTATGTGGGCTGAAATTGCGCCGCTTTCTGCGCGTGAATTCGTTCAGTCTGCCAGCGATCAGAACAGAGTGACGGCGCGAATCACTGTGCGTTATCGTGATGGGATCCGACCGTCGATGCGGGTTGTTCACGGGTCGAAGTTCTACAACATCACGGGGGTTTTGCCGGATGTTGATTCGGGGCTTGAATATTTGACGCTCCCAGTGACATCCGGGGTTAATGACGGCCAATAAAGACATGGAATTCCACATCTGCGCCCCCGGCCCCAGCATGAGCGCTGAACTCTGCGAGCGCTTGCGCGGAAAGCGGGTCGGTGTCGTAGGAAAAGTATTCGAGCTTGCGCCATGGGCTGAATTCCTGGCAGCAAACGATATCGACTGGTGGACTGCTTACCCAGAGGCGAAGAAGTTCGCTGGCGCACGTTACACGTCGCACACGGTGGACTTTGCGCAGAAGGTGCAGGGCGGCTTAACTGAGTGGAGTTCTGGAGTTCTTGCGCTTCAGGTTTGCATGCTCATGAGCGCGAACAGGATCTACCTGCACGGGTTCGATCACCACGGCACACACTACTTCGGTCCGTACGAAAACGGGCTGTCGAATACGCCGCCTGAGAGGCGCGCTGTGCATCAGCGACAATTCACGAACTGGGCGGCGGCGAACTCGCACATTGAGATTCTGAACGCCACGCCAGGTTCTGCGCTGCAAGGGTTTCCCATGGTGGGATACGCATGAAGTATTTCAATGGTATGTTCGGGTTGGGGGATTCCATCTACCAACGCGCAGTTGTCCGAGAGCTTTGCAAGGATGAACCGGTCTATCTGGCGACGGCTTGGCCGCAGCTGTACCGTGACTTGAACGTGCGAGCCGTGAGGCCGCAGACACGCCTGAGAACGCAGCACAAGAACATTCAGCGGCAGGATCTTCTACACCTGTGGTACACCCCGCCAGTCGTCGGCGGCCAGCGTCTTGCTTACGATGGCACAGACACGATTCTTGCTAGCCTGTTTCGCAGTGCTGGCATTAATCCGCCGACAGTGAAGTTCGATCTTCCGAGCTTCCCGAAGCAGCAGAGAAGGCCGTATGTCGTCGTTAGACCGGCAACGATCAGGACTGAGTGGATTGCCACGTCAAGGAACCCTGACCCGAAGTATCTCTGTCGCGCGGTTGATATGCTGCGGGACGAGTTCGATATCGTGAGCGTTGCCGACCTTGACGGTGTTGCTGAATACGCTGTGGAACCAATGCCATACGCGGATCAGAAATACCATCGTGGTGAGTTACAGGTAGAGGATCTATTGTCTCTGGTTGAGAACGCTGCTGGCGTCGTCGGTGGTGTTGGATGGGTTCTCCCCGCTGCGCTGGCCTACAGAACGCCGCTGCTGCTGATCTATGGCGGCTGGGGCGCAGTGAATGGCGCTCACAAGGTGCTTGACCAGCGCTTGCCAATGGATAAATTGCACCAGGTATTCCCGGACAGATTCTGCATGTGCAATGATCGCGTTCACGCTTGTGATCGCACGATCAGCGATCTTGACAAGCACATCGAAAATTTCAAACAGGTGATTACGAAGAATGCGACCGTTCCCCAATGATTTTGTGTGGTTCCCTGAACGTGGATACGGGTTCTTCCCCGTGGAGGCAAATCCATACGATGCTGATTACTGGGAAAACTACAGGCGGCAGGACCGAACCGACATCGGCGACGCGCTGAACTCGGCGCGCCTGTCGCTGGTGCATCGGCACTTGCCAGCAAACCGTACGCTGTGTGACATCGGGATCGGTGGTGGTAGGTTCGTTGAGGATTGCGCTGCGATGCTTGGCGGTGGCCTAGTTGCTGGGTTTGACGTGAACCCGAATGGTATTGCTTGGCTTGAGTC